AAAGGGCGACATAAACAGTGGGCGAATCAGCGGCCAGGCCTTCGGCCTGCTCGCGTAGCTGCAGCTTGCGCAGCGCATCCATCGAGATCTCGGTCTCGGGTGTGTAGGTCCAACGGTGGCGGACCTTACGGGTCACCACCAGATCGCCGTGCTCGATGCGGTCGATGTCAAGGCGTTGCATCCGCTCACACAGCCACACACGGTGGGCGGTGAGCTCTGCAGTTAGCCGCTGAACCTGCAGCTGCAGCTCGTGTGCTGCAGCAAGGCGCTTGCCAATGGCGCCGGTTGGGCTGTAAGTGCGGGTGTTACGCATGAATGGGTGAAGAACGCAAGGAAAGTAGCAGAGATCCGCGGTTTAGTGCGAGACCTCCACATAAGAGGTCATGTTGTACGCGATCCCGAGGTTGTCGTAAGCCAGCAGCAGCGGGCCGACTTCCGCAGGATCCTCAACCCAGTGCTCGTGCTCGAGATCCTCTGAGAGGAAGTGCCACACGCGGATCGGTGGATCAGCAGGCTCGGGGTCGCGGGGGCTGAGCGGACGTGGATCAGGGCAGTAGCTGTTCATAGCCAGGTGTTGGGGGAAGGGTGTTCGTGGGGCGCTGGTAGCCGTAGTCCACGGCCATAGCTGCAAGGGCAAAGCCCAGCAGCAGGCCCGCGACGTATTCGGCGTGGACCCACGGCGGTTTGGGGCGATGGCGGCGTGACATCAAACAGCTCCTACATAGGCGGCACCATTGCCATGGGCGACCACGTGCACGTCTTGCTTGGCGCCGTCGCACAGACGGCAGGTGAGGCAGGTGGCTTGGCTGTTATCAGCCGTGGCCGGGCACAGCTTGCCCGCATAAGGCGCAGCACCCTGAGGCACCACAGCAAAGGTGCGCCAACCGGTCTCGGATGCAGCGAGATAATCGGCGAACGAATCGCAGCTGGCCTGAAAGAAGCCGCGGCACCACTGCGCGAACGGCTGGCGCCATTGGTGGGTATAGCCGGTATGGCCGTCAGTCAGCGCGGTCAGATCACGCACGACGGACTCGGACAGGATCGCCGGGTCGCCGTAAGTACCCCAGCGGATGCGGCGGCCGCGGATGTAGCGGGCATGCAAGCTCGGGTCATAGTCGGGATAGCTGCCGCGGGCAAAGGCGCGCCACACGCTGTTGACGCTCTTGCCCACGTCGACATAGCAGCTGCGCACGAAGCGCTGCAGCGCATCATCCCAGCGGCGACGGTGCGGACAATCGCCGCAGATCGTGCGATCGTCGCCACTGATAATCGCGGCAAGCGGCGCGATGTCAGGCCGGAGGATAAACACTTGCACCATGTCGCCGGTCTTGGCGTTGGTGCTTTTGAGCGTCGCGATGGCGACGTACGGTGCGCCGTCGATGGGCGAGATGCCGCGGTCGACAATGAAGCCGCGCGGGGCGCGGCGGGAGGTGTTACGCATGGCGAATCAGCAGTCAGCGATGGTGCGGCCGGTGGCGCGGATCATGTCTGCTACGGCCTCGATGTGGTCGGAGGACCACTGCTCTGAGCTGAGGAGCTCCGCGACGGCATCGAGCGCGGCGCTGTCGATGAGGAGAGAGCGGCCACGCTCGCGGGCCATGGCGCTGCACTCGGAGTCGGAGGAGGAATCGAGGGCCTCCCATTCGGCCTCGGTGAGGGCGTCGTCGGGGAGCAGGTAGCAGGTTTCGGCAGTGAGGACGGTGCCGGTGGAAGCGTCGATGAGGAGGGTCATGGGTCAGGCGCTGCGGTGGGAGCTCATTAGTTCACGCAGTGGTGGTTGTTGTGGCAGCGGAGCATCCGCATATAGCGGGTCAGCTCGATCTCGGCGACTGCAAGCCGCGCCTCAAGCTTTGACAGGTACTCCCTGTCGAGATCTTTCACCTCTTTGTATGAAGCCACAAGGGAGCGCATAAACCGAGCGTTCTCGGTGATTCGGGTTCCGGCGTCCATCAGATGCGCTCCGCTTTGAGATCGGAGAGCAGCTCACGGCATTCATCCGTCGTCATGCGACGGATCAGAGCATGCGCCAGATAGGCGCCCATTTCGTAGTCGTCGATCAGCTCAGCGAGCTTTTCGCGGGTCGTTTGACCCATAACTGTTTCGTACATGCTGAGTCACAGCTAGAGAACACGAGATGCAAAGCACCTCAGCCAAAAGACCCCCGGACGCAGCGCGCCAGGGGGAACTTCTGGGGGAGATGGTTTGTGCGTGTTGAGCAGAGCCGAATGCTCGGTGCCACGGTTGACACGCGCAACCGTCCTATCACTCATTTGTAGTGCGGCCTGATAGGAGCGCCGCTATCTGTACAGGGTGTGGGGAGTTGACTCACCGCGCCCGGATCTGCAGTCCGGACACACCCCCGCCGTGAGGCGGTGCACGCTAGCCACTACTGTCTTTGGCGTCCTACACCGGTACGAAGGGTCCGCGTTCGGTTACGGGTCAACACCCACCTGAGCCTTTCGGTTGATCAACTACTCCGCCCCTCACCGGATTCAGCCCGCATGAAAGCGGGGCCGACTTGTCGGGTGTTTCGTGTTCGCTGGGGTACTAGCCCAGCTCCCTACTCATCTCAGGCCCTAGCGCCCTCGCTCCCCCAGACGGGGACAAGCGGTTCGGCGGCCGTGGCCTATGTATCGCGCGGGGCCCTGCCCCGCTCTTGGTGTTAGTGCATTGGTGGCTTGATCAACTGAAAGAATGATTGCACAAGTCGGACGACTTGTCAAGCAACCCGCCGGGGCGGGTATCGGCGCGCAGCCGCGGGGAGCTGACCTTAGGCCTAGGCTCCGCGGGATGGCTGCGCTCCCGATGCCATGAATGATGGCACCGATCAGGGGAACCGTCAAGGCAATTGCCCGTTGCGTTTGAGACGCAAGGCGAGACGCGAGACGGCTTGCCTGAACAAGCGGAAACGCGCATGATGTGCGCGCGTGGATCCAGTATTGCACGGCCTGACGCAAGGGTCAAGCGTCTTGGCTGTGTCTCATGCGACTCACCGAGAGGCTGTGAGTCTCACGCGGTCGCAACCTGGGTCTAGCCTTGCGTCTCGGTGAGACAGGGGTACACCTGTACATCTCACGTCCTGGCCTAGAAAAAATGTATATGTATGTACGGCTTCTAGCGCTCAAAAGCTTCCCAGCTGCAGTTGAGGTTTCCTCTTAATTGACGCAGCGCACGTTGATAAAGTGTAGATACGCGGCTTCTTGATATACCAAATTCGTTTGCTACCTGCTGAAATGTCGCCTGCTCGAAGTTCACTGCATACACAAGACGGCGCTGACGTGGCGGAAGACCGCTAAGCGCTTCCTTAAGCTTTGCCTCGCGTTCAGCAGATAACGCAGCAAGCTCGGGAGACTCGGCCTCGGTTGGATCTTCGGTGGAAATCACCTCGGCGATCGAGTTGTCGGTCAGGTGACACAGCGCATCCATAGAGCGGCAATCGGTGAAAGCGCATTGATGCAGGGTGTCGGTGATCCGAGACGGTTCAAGCTCGGTTGCTTCCGAGATCTCCTCCAGTGTTGGATGCCGGCCAGTGGTCGCAGTATGGTTGCTGATCATGCGGCGGATCCTCGAGGCGTTGTCCTGAACGTTCACCGGTAGTCGGATCGTCCGGGAAGAGTTGTAGATCGCCCTCGAGATCGATTGGCGGATCCACCAGTAGCTGTAAGTGCTAAGGGCGTAGCCGCGGGTGGGATCGAATAGCTCGATTCCGCGGATAAGCCCCAAGCTGCCTTCTTGGATTAAATCGTTGAGCTCAACCCCTCTGTTTTGATACCGCTTGGCTATGTGAACCACCAAACGCAGATTGGTGCGAACCATCACGTCTAGTGATCGTCTGCCGCGACGTTCGATCAGTGGAGGTGCTGCGTTTCGATCAGGTTCAGTGCTGCCCGGAGGAACGTAAAAGATCCAAGCTCGGATTCGGTAAGCGTGGCGCAGCTGAGATTCGCGCGACAAGATCGGATGGCGCGCAATGTCATTTAGATACTGAGTTATGGGATCCGCCATGGTGAGGGCAACTCAAGCAGTGTGCAGATCTCGGATAAGGGAGCCCAGTAGCCAAGCGCGTGCATGCGCTATGCCCTGTTGGCGCGCGATCTTAAAGTAAGTATCGCTATAGACATTGGTTAATTTGTTATTTCGGATTGTTTCAGCTGAGGCGCTGGTAGCCAGCCGGATGTACTGAGGAAGCATGAGGAGAAATTGCGAGTCCATTAGAGGGAAAGAGCGAAGTTAGTGAAAGACATAATATCATCAACTTCAGCAATTAACTCATCCAAATAGCCATCGTTTTCTATGGTGTGCAAAAAGCCAATAGAGTAATCATTATCCGGGTCAGCTATAGACTTAAGGTGATCCAGGCTTCCCTCGGAACGATGCGCTGTAGTGGCATCAGCCTCGGGGCGATTTACCTTCCACAGCTGTGCACCAAACCGGTCAAGCAGGGCAGCTTCGTTCGGGAAACGCATGTCGTCTACGACAACGTGCTTAACTCCCTGCAGTTGTAGCTGCATAAAACGAAAAGTCCAGCAGCGAAGCCACAACTCAGGGTGAACGCAGTCGCGGCCCCATTCGGTACCAAGCGTCCTAAGAAGGTGGCGCGCATCGAGGCGATCGTCGATCTCGGGTAGCGGCGCGCTCTTGGCTACGTGTGTCATGTGGTGCGCATCCTGCGGGCTGTAGCCAAACTCCCGCAGCAGCGTGCCGACCATCGCCTTAAGCGGTTCGGCAAAGCTCAAATGGGTAAAGCCGTAGTGAGTTACCAAATGATCGGCAATCGAAGATTTGCCACTACCAGCGGTAGATGAATAGATACCGATGAGCATGATCAGTTTTGGAGTTTGATTGGATGAAGCAGAACAAGAATCCAGGCGTAAACAGCCTTTCCAGCCTCGGTATAAACAGCGGGTGGCTCAGAACCGTTACCGTCTGGATCCCCAAGGATCTTCCACAGCAGATTGGCTAAGGACTTCACGTTGTAAGCACACACGTCATCGTCATGCAGTAGCTGGACTATCGAAAGCAGAACGTGAGATGCGGTCACCTCGAAATCGAGGCCAAGCTTGGTTGTTAGGTGGAGGTAGAGCTCATAAGTGATCGCGCTGTGTGGATCCTCTAGTTCTGTTCCGTCGATTCCGCAGGCGTTTGCGTGCTGCATGAGAGAGGCGCCACCAATGACGTTGGTCGTCAAAGTGTGGAGTGAGGTGTAGTCAGTCATGCGCGTGCTCGGGTAAATCGCCGGAGCCGTGCTTCAAAGTGCTGCATGTACTGTGTGAGCTTGCGCGGCGACAGCTCTTCGATCTGAGGCTTCTCGTCAGGAATGGCAACCACGATCAAGGCTCGTTGGATGTTCAGACCCTGGGGTTTGTAGACGTAGTTCGAGGCTGCGACGTACGCAGCAACCTGCAGCGAATACTCGTACATCTTGGTTGGATTGCGCAGCTTGTCTGCTGTCTTCCAGTCCAAGAGCGAAGGCTGTTCGCCGTCGTCGTCTAAGTAAGCGATGCAGTCGAAAGTGCCCGCGTAACGAAGCGGATGGTAGATGGCACCCTCGGACACAAGAGGCTTGCGCACACGATTCAGAAAGTCGCGGGTGCTCTTCCAGTAAGGCGTGTTGAGGAAATCGAACTCGGGCTCGGTGCCATCCATCAGGAACCGCTCCACGTAATCGTGGTGACGGGTGCCGCGAAAGCTGGCCAAGTTGCAGATGAAGTTAGCTTTCGCCTCTCCGACTGATTCACGCCAAGCTTGCAATCCCGAGTCGTCGCGAGTGGCGCTGAGAATTGTGGTCACAGAGCGGCATTGTCCGATCGGGGTGGAGTAGCTGCGCTCACCCTCATGATGCGAGCGGACCGGCTCGTACTTGGGTAAGCCTCGGATTAAATCATTTGCCATAGGGAACGCCCTCGATCGGTAGAAGCAGCTCGTTGGCGTCGCATTTAAAGACACGCATGAGATCGGCGAGAACGTTTGGGTCGATCAGCTTTGTCTTGCCGCTAGCCATGCGCCCTAGGGAGTAAGAAGAGATCCCTGAGGCCTCGGCGACTTCGCGCAGCGTCAGTTGCGTGCGGAATAAATGAAAGCGGATGTTGCGTCCGAGGATTTTGGTGGTTTCCATTGGGAGAGAAAGAAGAAAGGGGGCCGTAGCCCCCCGTTAATGGGTCAGGCCTCGGAGAAGGGATCCTCTCCGTCAAAGAGGAGATACAAGTTGCACTTCAGCTCGTCGTAACGCTGACGGATGTCAGCTTTTACTTCTTTCGGTGGTGCGGCAACGAGTGTGTACTCGGTTT